GAGCTGCGCCGTGGTGCCCTCGGTGATGTTGGTGCTGTACTTGTTCGACAGCGCCGTGCCGAGGTTCTGGATCTCCAGCGCCCAGATCGGGTTCAGGAGCCACGAGGAGCGGCCACGGAACCGGACCGGCACCGAGCGGTAGACCTCGTCGAGGTCCTCCTTGAACAGCGCCGCAGCGGTGTCCGACACGATCTCGACGTTGGTGTTCGCGTCGAGAGCGGTGAAGATGCCGGTCGGCTGGTTGGTGCCCGAACCGGTCGCGTGGGCTGCGCCCTCAAGCCGGTCCTTGGAGTCGGCGAACATCATCAGGAGCTCGCCGGCGAGGCCGGGGATGTCCTCGGCGGACTCGATGCTGGCCTGGATGAACGCCTGCGCCTTGTGCACCGGGATCGACTCCTGCCCGAAGGTCGGGGAGTCGTCGGACACCTCGGTGAGCTGGGCGTCGAACGACGCAGTCACACCGGCGGACGTGATGCCCTGCCATGAGGTGTCACCGGGGCGGGACAGCGTCACGACACGGGAGATCCCGCGGATCGCGTTGCTGCTGCCCGAGTTGGTCAGGATGACCGTCGGGTCGAGGTGCGTCGGCACGAGGTAGTTGCCGTTCGCGTCAGTGATAGTGCTGAGGGCGGCGCGCTCTTCCTCGCTCAGCCGGACGTGCTGCCCGGTGACGACCTTGCCCCAAGCGGACTCGTAGGTGTCCGAAGCGCGGTGGATGAGCTGACGAGCCCACTCGCCGTCGGCACGGTGACGCAGCGCCAACTGGCGGACGTGCTCCATGTTGTCGGCGTCAGCGACCTTGCCCTCGAGGGAGCGGGTCACGGCGTCGGCGAGCTGCTGCGGGGTCGCAGAGCGGTCGGTCATCACGTCGGCGGGTGCCGGCGAGGAGATCACCTGGAGGGACGGGCGCGCTGCACGGGCAGCGGTGCGCTCCTCGATCAGGACCAGCTCGGCCTCGCGCTCGTCCAGTGCGGACAGCTCGGCGTCGATGGCGACGATCTCGGCCTGACGGGCCTCGATCTCAGCGGAGTCCTCGGGGGACAGGGACCGCTCCTCGGAGAGGGCGGCGGTGGCGACGGATTCCATCGCCTCGATAGCGGCGTCGCGCTTGGCCTCAACGGCCTCGCGCTCGCCACGGAGAAGGTCGAGTGCCTTCATGGTGGTGCTCCTTCAGTTCTTGGGTCGACTCGCACGCGCTGCGGCGGCGAGAGTGAGAACGGCGCGAGGATCGCTGCCGTCCGGTGAACCCGAGGTGCCCGAAGGGGCGGCGTCGGGTGGAGGTGTCGAGGTGCCCGAACGGGCGGCGTCAACACCAAGGTCAGACAGCAAACGAGCCCGCTGCGTCTCATCGAGGTCAGCCAACAGCGACCGCACCCCAACAGACGTCGACTCGTAAGCGGGGAACACGACCGGTCCGAGCTCGAACAGGTCAAGTTCCTTGATCGTCCGCACCGGGAGCGGGCCGCTGTCGTCCCACTCTTCGCGGGTGACACGGAACCGGAACGACATGCCGTCGATCGCACCACCGGCGATCGCCTGGCGGATCGGCTCAACCCGCGGGTTGTCGAACATGCGGGCACGCACAAACAAGCCCCGCTTGTCCTCGCGGATGTCCTCGATCGCAGCGATCGGCACCGAACCGGTAGCGATGTCGTGACCGTGGTCGAACTGCACGACCGGCTTGCGTTCCTGCAACGTCTTGGCGAACGCACCGGGAGCGATGCGTTCCTCGAAGTTGCCCTCCCACGAGTTGATCTCTGTGGGCGAGTTGAACACCGCGCCGTAACCCTCGAGCGTGAACCCGTCGTCGGATGCACGCGTCTCGAATGTCACGGCACGCGTCAGCAGTGCCTTCGGTGCGTCAGTCATTGGAAACGTCCTGCGGGTTGGCAAACGGGCCGGGGACGTCCAAGTCGCCGCCCGCTTCGTTGATGATCTGGCGCGCTTCGTCGGCCGTGATGACCCCGTTCAGCACGCCGAGGTAAACCTTCTGGACCGACTCAGCGACCGACAGGTCGCGCTCGTTGTCGCCAGGGATACCCGGTTCTGCGTACTCGCCACCGAACGGCAGCTCGTCCTCTTGGGCACGAACCTCGTCAATGGTCAGCGTCTTGTTCCGCAGGCGCCGGTCCTGCACCTCGGAACGGGTCACAGGGTCGGAACGAAGGAACGCGTTGCGGTTGAACCGGGCGAACTGCGGGCGGGGCAGCAGACGGGTCAACGCCTTCTCAATCCGCACCAGATGCCCCTCGAGGCTGTGCTTGAGGTAGGCGAGGTCGTTCTGTGAGGCGTTCGCGTAGGTGACCGACTGGCCGCTCGTGGCGGCGTAGATCATGCTCGGTGGCACACGCCAGAACCGGGCCGACTCTTCGGTCGTGAACCGCATCAGGTCGATGAACTGTGAGTCGTTCGGGTTCACCATGATCGGCTCAACCTCGAGGCCGGCACCGAGCACTGCGGGCTCACGGTTGCCCTTGGTCGCACGCATCAAAGCACGCTTCACACCCTCGGCCTGCTCGGGCGTCAACGCCTGCTCAGAACGGACGATCATGCCTGGATGGGCGCCGTCACCAAAGAAGCGTGAACCGAACTCGCGGGCAGCGACAGCCGCCCCGATCGTCGCCTTCGCACGCTGCACCGGCGAATCCGCGAACGGGCTGCCGGGCTTCACGAACCGGCCAGGCACATGCCACACATCACCAAACGGGAACAGTTGCCGGTCCTGACCGGAGATCGTCACCGTCGGCACACCATTCACAAACCGGCGTTGCGTCACCGTCTCGGGGTCGATCAGCTCAATCGACGTCGGCAACTGGCCGGCACCATACGAAATGATCTCGCCGAAAGCGTTGCCGTCAGTCAGCAACGACTGCATCAACTGGTACAGCCACACGTCCTGCTCAACCAGCGACGACGGCTCACGAATCAGCAGAGGCGACGGCTCAATCGGACGGCGAGCCGTCCCAACCATACGCACCGCGTCCAACGGCAACGCCGACACACTCGTCGCCAACGTGTCGATACACGCCGAACTAGCGGCATGAGTCAGAGCGGTCGTTGTCGACACCGACACCGGCGAATACACACCCGAGTCAGCCCACAGATTCGCGTACTGGCTCAGGTTGATCGTGTCGCGTTCCTCGTCGCCACCGTCGCCACGACGCAACAGACCGCCGAACATCAGGCGTCACCCTCAAGCGCCACACCCACCAGGAACACGCCGACACCGACACAGATCGCACCCAACGCCACCGACACGGTGAACCCGGCGACAGTGGCGGTGACGATCCCAGCGGCCTGAAGGAAGGCGGCGAAAGCATTGCGATGCATCGACCCTCCGGCCATCTAGTAAGCGAACACGGGGGCGACAGACACAGCCTCAACCGGCAACAAAGCACGGGCCACAGTGACGGCTTCGAGCGGGCAGATCGGCACAGTGGCGTTCCGCCAGTCCCAACGCCACCCATCAACCGACGCCAGATCCGACGCATCAGCAACAGCGAGATCCAACGGACCTTGACCGTCAATGCGCTTGAGCCTGCCCTCAACAATGTCGGTGAACAGACCGGCGCACGCAGCCTTGTAAGCGGCGATCGACAGCGGGTCGATCACATCGGTGTCGACACCGGCAGCGCGGAACGCCGACAGAATCGCACCCAACTGTGCGGCAGCGTCACCCACGTTGATGCACCCGACAGCCAACGGCTGCCACTTCTGCACCAGCTCGAGCAGCCGCTCAGGCAACCAGCCGACCGCACGACGATGCTCGATGACTTCGACGTAGGGGTTGGACACGGTGCCCCCAGCGACAGCGATAGAGGCGTACTCGCCGTCCTTCGCCACAGCGAATGCCAACGTGACACCACCCGGCTCGAGGTGCGGCGGCGAATGGGTGATCGTGTCAGCCCACGCGTCCGCCGGGATCTTCGCGTCACGCGCATCGTTGCCGATCAGCGCATCCCACACACCGAGACGTTCACGGGCAAACTTGTCGTCGCCCATCGCAGCATGCTCAGAGTCGATGTAGTCGGCTGAGATGCGGACCCCGTAGGCGGGATTCGCTTTGGCGACCAGGTCACGGTCCGACACGTCGATCGGCTCAGACACCACCCGGCCATCAGGCTCGAGGCGCACATCCTCAGCCGTGTGCTCGACGTAAGCGAGACGGCCGGCGTCACCAGCAAGCGCACGCTTACGGAGCGTCCACAGGGCGGTCGACGTGGCGAGCCCCGCCGATGATGCGTACCAGACCTGCGGGTTGACACCCGTCGACAGGGTCGGCAACGACGCAGCAATGTGTTCCGCCTGCAACGCATACGCCTCGTCATAAACCACCAGGTCAGCACCGGCGAAACCACGGCCGGCGCCACCCGTCCTGGCCCGATACTTGAGCCGGGCGCCCGACTTGAGTTCGATGCCCTGCTCGCCGTTCGCGAACCGGATGCGCTGCACCTTCGACTCAAGCTCACGGTTCGACTCGATCAACGCAACCATCCGCAGGAACGCTTCGTTCGCAGTCGGAAACTCGTGCGCCGTATGGATCAACAGCTGCTCACCGAACAGGAACAAGCCGGCAACCTCACGCCCC